CATAACTGACAAGTATAACCATCTCTTTCTTTAATCTTCAAAGACCATTGTTTAAGAGCAAGTTTTACATTTTTATTATGTAAATGTTCCTTCCATTCATAATGATTAACTCCTTTATTAAATTCATTAGCACATGATTTAGAACAGAAATTATGTTTTCCTATCTTGTGTTCTTTTCTTTTAAAAGTAGTTTGACAACTGTTACAAGTTATATCAACTATATCAGAAGATTGATTTTTAACTTTACAATCATAACTGCAAAATTTAGCATCTTTATTCCATTCCTGGACTTCAAATTCTTTATTACAATCTTGACAGTTTAATATAACTCTTTTTTTTCTTGATGCTTTAGCACAATCATATCCACAATACTTACTAGCTTTTGTACCTGAGTAAGTATTATCACAATGTAAACATATTTTATCTATACGTTTAAGCATTATTTTTTCTTCTTGGCTATACTTTTAAAAGTTTTTGCCAAAGCATAACGCTTAGATCCAGGTTTACATGTTGGTCCACCAAATTTAGCTCCTGTACAAACACCCTTTGTACCTCTACGTTTGATAGAAGCAGATACTTTCTGCATCCATTTACCATCTTTAGCTACAGAACCACCAGATTTTAATTTTTTCTTAGGACGTTTGTCTGAAACACCTTCTTCATTACCTGAATTCCAAGCTTTATTATTAGATAGTCCTCTATATAATTCACTATTTTTTGGAGATTCTACACCAAAATCATAACCTTTTTTATACTCAGTACTATCTTTTTTAGTAGCGTTAGAATTTATTCCACTATATGTAGGTTTATTTCTAATAGTACCTTTAACTTTAGATTTTGCAACAGAAGTTTTGTCTACTTTTACACCAGTCTGAGCTTTCTTAATTGTAGCCATTATTTCTTAGACATTTTAGTTCCACACTTAGCCATTTTTGTAGCACCAAGTTGTTTGTCTTTGGTAAGAGAAGCTTTTCCTTTAGCACCAGCTAATGTTTTCTTTTGCACCTTTGTAAATGCTCCTTTAGGATCTACAGGACCAACTCTTTTGTTGGAGGCTTTAAGTCCAGATAGACTACCACCATTTTTCATTTTCTTTTTACCTTTTAGTAAATCTGTGTCCCATTGTTTCATTTTAGCTCTTAGATCTTCTCTTCCTGCATTTTTTACTACGTTTTTCATAGTAGAAGTTTCAATCTTAGGAACTGCTTTTTCAGCTATTTCCTTTGCTCCTTTTTTTAGTAACCTACCAATTTGAGCTTTTGGTGCTTTTTTAATTATTGCCATATCTTTTAAATGTTATATTGGGTTTAACGATTATTTGTGAGTGAGTGTATTGCCACATCTCACCTGTAGTATTAATAATAATTGTATAGATGGTGTCTGTCTCATGACCATAATCAGTCACTAGCCAAACTACCCCCTCTCCCTTAGGTGTTATAACATCTAGTCTATTCTTTGGTTCGTATATTCTCATAGAGAAGTGCTTTTTTTAGAAAAGAGCTGCTATTCGTCACCCAGCAGCTACGTTGTGTTATTCCATAACCTCAGCTTCTAGAGCTTCTGTAGGAGTGTCTGACACTTCCTTGATAACATCAGCCTCAACACCAGCTTTCATAATCTTCTCAATCGCTTCATTAGCTTGAGACATTAATTGAAAACGTGCGCCATCTTCTGATGCTAAATAAGATCTAACCATATTAAGGAATAGACCAAATTCTTGTCCTGTTAACTCAAATTTGTCTTCAGGAGTCCATGTATACCTAGAATTAGGATTATACTCTGCCATAATGTAAAAATATTTAATTGGTTTATAATTGTAACAAATGTAGAAAGAATTTGTTACACTTCCAAACTTATTTCAAAAGTTATCACTGAACTTGTTTTAATACTCTTACTCATATCAATATGTAATTTAAACATATTACAAAACTTTAATACTTCTTCTATAAGCATATTGTTATACTTAGGAAGACTTGCTGCTATTCTAAATCTGTAGCTATCTGTCAGTCTATAGCTATCTATCAATCTTGTTATTTCAAGACTACACAGTTCATCAACAGAACTTATTACACCTTCTAAGTGAGCAAGAAATGTTTCATCATTGTCTTGCATCACTTTAGGAAAATGTTTTCTGTTAATCTCCATTTATGAAAGAGTTAATAGGTATTTAGTTTTAGCTGCTTCTCCAGATAATGAATCTGCTAGATTACATACATCATGATAAGAATTCTTTTCACCATATGCTTTTAACTCTGAAGCAAAAGATAAAAGATTTGATACACATTGTTCTCCTGTACAATTTATAAGAGGTTCAATCTTATAAGGACTAGGTCTTTTACCTGTATACCCCATAATCTTTTCTACTAATCCATCTTTGAAATCATGCACATAATCATACAATCCACCAAGAGCTTGGTGTTGAGCATACGATGTTGTTTGCCAATGCAATAAATGCAATTGTTCATGGAAGTATGTTAACTTCCCTGCAATAGTCTCTAATGTAAGACTAGAGCCTTTATCTCCCATCATTTCTTCTGGGAATAGGGATTTTAGTGCCATGATTAGTTATTTAAGGTTTTTTTGTATTCTAAATATTCTCTAGCTGCCACTATGATATTACCATGTTCTTTGATGAAGTCAGCTAATGTTTTAATTCTATCTTCCATTTTATATATATTTAAGTGTTAGTTTAACCTCCCAATATTGTCCATTGAGAAAGGAAGTCAGAATTGCATACATGTCTAAATTGTATGTCACATGCTGCATTAAAGTCTTCATAACTAAAGAATATACCATAATTTGTAGATCCTTCAGGGATTGTGTAAATTGGTCCAGATGCTACAGGAGTTTGACACATATCAAAATTTAAATCTAGTAAAAGTTGTGCTTGTAATGTAAATCCTGGAGCTGTATTAATTACAAGTATTATTCCCAAACCAGTATCATTTGTACTTAAAACACTAAAATCATCACCATACACTGGTGCTGAACAAGCATTATCACAACATTCTTTGGAGTTAATTTCTCTCCAGTTACCCACCTTTGGTTTATTTCTTTGAACAATTAAACTACTTGGTACAATACGTCCTGAACCATCAAAACGTATATATGCTTTTAATTTGTTATTTGTTGCCATTGTCTTTATTATTCTTCACAAAATGTAACGTTAGTAATTACACCATCACTATTAGTTATTTGATATGCATTATTATTAAAATCTGAATTTGCGTACCATCCATCAGGTGCAACAATACCTAAAGCATAATTAGTATATAAAATTACACCATTAGTTAGTGAAGTAGACGTTGTCTCATAAGTATTTGAAGCAGTAACGTCACATACACTTCCCTTACCATCAGTGCCATATGCTAATGCAAATTGATAAACTGGTGTAGGGATAGGAGGATTACAACATTCATATGCTGTAAGCTCTTTCCACTTACCCACTTTGGGTTTGTTTTTACGCAATATGAGGCTACCTGAGACTACACGTCCAGATCCATCATATCTCACATAAGCTTTTAAAGGTCTATTGTTCATTTTCCTTATTTTTTATTAGTCAGCAACAACATCAAATGTTAATGTTCCTACAGGACATAATGCAGTTTTTTGTGCACCACTCATTACTAGTTGGATAATTTGAGCACTAGGATTAGAGAAGACACCTAATACATTAAATGTATTATTTAGTATACCAATTACATCTCCAACATTAGCTGAATCTCTTGGTGTATACAAATAATTTATCTGTGTACCATTACAAAATAAACGTAATGTTACATCATTGATTGATACATCAGGCATGTTAAATGTTAATGTTACATCGTTACAGCATTCATATGCTGGAACTTCTTTCCAATTCCCTACCTTTGGTTTTTGACGTCTAAGTACAGTACTTCCTGGTACAATTCTACCAGTTCCATCGAAGCGTGAATACGCTTTTAAGTCACGTTTGTTCATGATATTTAATAATTAAGGTTATATTTTTGTTTTATGTTATTAAGTTCGTTTGCATAAAACCATGTGCAATATTTCTGTGATTCTGTGTTATTTAATACATCATCTAAGTGTGGATCTTTTGTAGGATCAGTTCCTTGATGATATTTTCCTTTGTAGAAACAAGGATATCCATTCATTGATGTTCCTGTTATTCCTGCATTATGAAAGATTGTATGACTGTCTAGTTTAGATATAGGATCTGTTGCCCAGGTGAATGCTAGTTCAGGAATCACTTTTGTTTCTTGTTCTCTAAACCATAAGTTCCAAAGAACAGCCCACATATCTGCACACCATGATTGATATCCTGTATTCTCATCTTTAAAATATTCTCTATTCACTGTTTGTAAATAGGTTCTAATAAGAATGCAATCATTCATCACCTTACTCCAGAACTCACAATCTACATTCTTTAGTAGATATTGTGCTCCTCCTGAGTGTAGGTTGTTAGCTTCACATGTTGCTCTATCTATACCAATAACACTAGCTATTTCTCCAAGAACATCTCTTGTTTTGTATGCTTCTAGCTTCTCTGGGAGAACATCTCTTATTTTACTATCAAAATATGTAGCATTGATGTAGCTGTTTGTATCTGATAGGTAGTTAACATCATCATCTAAGAACTCATCTACATTGAAATCTTTAGTGAACAGAATATCTGAATCACAATAGAATATTGCTTTCTCACTTAGTTCTGGATTAGCCTTGAAATGCTTCCAAAGTACATATGGTCTTAATACAGGGATATATATCCCTAGTAGTTGATTTAAATTGTCTTCATCATTATAATAATGAAACTCTGATTCTGGATAGAGGTCTTCTATCTGTTTCCATTTTAATCTATTCTCTCTTCCTGCAGGTGTGAATATCACTGATATAGCTTTATCACTATGTCCAATGTTTCTTAAGCTCTCAAGCCATAAATGCACTTGCCATGTGTAATATACATCACTTGGGCAGCTTTGCACAAATTTTAAATCTTTCATATGTAGTTGGTTTATTATGTTTTACTATTGCATTAAGGTGCAGGCGTGGTTGTAGTTGTTGTAGTAGGATATGTATTACCCTGTGCAACCACTTTAATTAAATGTTCTAATTGCTTAGAGATCTGCCAAAGAAGATTAGCTTCATAGCTACTTCCTATTTGTTTAGCTGGTATTGCCATAATTGATTGTTTGTTTGGTAGTTACAAAAATATAAATAATTTATGTAAACATACATGATTGTTAATGAATTAAAATAATCAAAAAAGTTATCTACCTTGCCCAGAATAACTTTTTTTGTAATTCTTGGAAGATTTAAGTTTTGATGTTTTGTTTTTAGAATGAATGCCTGGTCTGCTCACTTTAACTTTCACTCTTTTCTGTACTGAATTGGTTTGTTTTGCCATTTTATATTGTAGTTGTTGTTGTAGTTGTAGTTGGTGCTAATGTAGTGGATGTAGATGTAGTTGCTCTAGTTGTATTAATACAGCTAGTGGGATAGTAAACAGTTACTATTTCATATATCTCATCACATCTTCTCATTATTTATATAGTCTCTAACTCAAAGTGCATTCCATCTTTCCTTGTCCAATTTCCACCCCATGCACAACCTGCATCTGTAAAACATTTAACAAAATTTGGTGATAGTTTAGGAGTCATGTTTAATTGATTCTCTGCTTGATTTACATCAACAGCAATTGCCCAACTATGTAAGGATAATGATTTTAATGCTCTTTTAGTTCTAATGATAAAAACACCATCCCAAGTTTTAAGTTCTTTTGTCAATTCTCTTGATATTAAATTTCTTAAAGCTTTTTCAAGAACAGGTTTAAAATCTTTATTAATAAATATTTTTTTAGGAAAACCAATAGTACCTAAAGCACTAAATCTAACATGATTAAATGCTAGTTGTATATCTTGAGGAACTATCCAAAGCTCAAACCATTTATTTTGAGTAGCTAGTAAATTAGGATCACCGTATTTCTTTAAAGCTTGTGCACTTGTTACCATTAGTCTATTTCTGTGTTTGATTTTTTATTTGCCACCATAGTTGAATATGTGGTGAGTGATAGGAGAGCAGCTATAAGAGCAGCTTCTAGTCCTAATAACATAGCTGTATCAGCATATGATTGTCCTGGTTTCCAATTGTGTATTATATGTGATATGTTACGTATTAAATCAATAGAAAAAGCCAACGATAAGATCTTTCTTATAGATATCTTACTGTTGGTCCCTAACCATAATGGTTCTATGTATTTAAATAGTCTTATCACTTACCTAATTTAATTTTCCAATAGCTTTGTAAGCCATATTGTATTCTTCCATCTATATTTATTCCTGTATACACTCCATAGATTTGATCTTTCTTAGTCTTGAGCAGTAGGCCTGCACTAAACTGATTAACTATGTTGTATTGATTTCCTTGCAATCCTCCACCTATATATACTTGTGTTTTAGGAGGTGCTTGAAGAGTGATTGTCTTTGTAACAACTGGATATTTTAAGTCATACTTAAATCTTCTTCCTTGTATTCTGTTTTTTGAAATCGTATCTAAAACATTTACATATCCAATAGAATCTATTTTCAATGTA